TACAAGCTGCAGCTTTCCATCCCGGTTAATGAAGGCAAAGCAGCCAAGCGCCTGAGAAAGATAATGAAGGAAATCCCGCCAGGTTTCGATATCATTGTCCGGATAGACGCCGAGAAGTTCAGTGCCATTTGGCAGAGCTTCAATTTCTGCTTGCGTCTGTGCAAGGCTGACCTTGCAGTCGTTACACATGATGTTTAGAAAATCATATGGATAACCGCTGGACTGTTCTTTTTTATAGGCTTTTTCAAAGCGCAGCATTCCATCATAGGCCTTGAGTTCCAGCGTCCGTATTTTCCGGTTTGCCTCCGCCACATAAAAGATTCCCATCGGGATATCCTCGACANTCCCATCCGGAAGTGCCATGTGGAAATCCAATGNAATCTGTGCGTCCTCTAATGAGTAACGGTCAACGTCTGAGAAAAGGGATATGCCAAGTTCCGCAGAATAGACGGAGCCGAGCTCTATTTCAGATGTCCCGGAGCACTGTCTTGTAATATAGCCGGAGCCCTTGACAATGTCCTTATTGACAAACGGATAGTTTTTCCCGGTTGCTGTGGTGATGTTCCCAGACCATGTAAAGGAGCGGGCATTTTCTTGTACTGCTGTCTTGTATAGATCAGATACGGGATACATAGCGCCGCTCCTTTCTCATCAATATTCCTTCAGTTCAAAGCTGACTTTCCATAGTCCTTTTCTGCTGGTGTCGTGTGCAAGGGAAGCTTTGAAACCGTCGATGTACATTTCTCTGGTCTCCCTGACCATTGTTTCTGTATTAAAAAAGTTGACTGCGAGCTTTGGCTTCCCACGCATCGCGGACAGCTTTTTAAGCCACGCCGGTGATACCTGAAAGGAGACGGATATCTGGGCAACACCGGATCGCACGATGTCGCGCTGAGTCGTACCGGCTTCCGTTTCCCCGGAACTGTCTGCCTCCAAATCGGAAAGCGCCAGATCATAGGAAACAGGAAGCGGCATGTCTGTGCCATCGATATTTAAATATTGTGTAAATGCCATCATCTGCCTCCTGACCGGAGCGCCATCCGCTGCTGGGCGGTAATAATAGTTTCATCCAGCAGGGTTCCTCCAAGGTAAACTGGAATGGTAATGTCACCTCCGCCGCCCACATTTTCAAGAGCTGCAGAGAGCGCGTTTACCATCGTGCCGGTCTGGCTTGCTACGGCATTCTGAATCATGGCCTGCAGGGACGAAACGCCGACGACGGCTTCCGCACCGGCCTCACCTCCGGCAAGCAGGCTGTTTCCGCTCATCCCGAAGATGGTCGGTGAATCCAGAATCATGCCGTTTCCCATTGCCTTCTTATACCAGTCCACAGAGAAATGNGGGATGGACGGCGGGTCGAGCGAGAAGCTGCCGGAAATAGAAAAGTGCGGCAGCTTGATCTTCGGCAGTTCCCAGTTGAAATTGAAGATGCCCTTGAGCTTATCTACAATCCCGGATACAAAGCTCCAGATGCCGTTGAACACGCTGCTGAACACATCCTTAATGCCGTTCAGAATTCCGGAGATCGTGTTGTGGATTGCGTTGAAGGCTGTGGAGATGCCGGTCTGCATGGCATTCACCACGCCCATGACCACGCTCTTGATGCCGTTCCAAACAGTGGTGAAAACCGTATGGATTGCATTGAAAACCGTACTGGTAACCGTTTGGATGGTATTCCATGCCGTTGTAATAAAGGTCTGAATTGCGCTGACCACTATGGTTACTACCGTTTTTATGGCGTTCCAGATGGTAGTGACAACGACACTGATCGCCGTCAGAACGGTTGTAATGATCGTCTTGTAAATTTCAAAGTAGGTCGTCACGACGAGCTGAATCGCGGTAAAGATGGTTTCAAAGAAAGTCTTGATCCCGCTCCAGATCGTAGAGATTACCATCTGGATTGCCGTCATGACAGTTTCAACCGTAGTCTTGATGGTATTCCATGCATTCGTCAGGAACGTGCCGATGGCTGTGACGACGGTTGTAAATACCGTCTGGATTTCCTGCCAGATGGTGACGAAGAAATCTTTGATTGCCGTGAACACAGTAATGACGGTCTGTTTGATACCTTCCCATAGGTCAATCCAGAACTGCCGGAAGCCGTCGCAGTTATTCCAAAGATAAATGAATGCCGCGACCAGCGCAGCGATTGCCGCAATAATCAGGATGATCGGGTTTGCCAGCATGACTGCGTTCAAGGCCCCGAACACCGGAGTAAGGGTACCGATGACGGAGGTGATGGTACCGACTGCCGAGATGACCTTGCCGATGACCACCAGAAGTGGCCCGATTGCAGCTGCAATCAGCGCGACCTTGATGATGACCTGCTGTACCGGTTCAGGGATGCCGCTCCAGATCTGCGAGAATGATTTCAGGGCATTGGAGATGTCCTTCAGCACCGGCGCAAGGACGGAAGCAAGGCTGTTTCCGATGTCGGCACCGGTTTCCTTCAGGGAGTTCATGGTCATCTTGAACTGGTCAATCGGGTCGAGCGTTTCATTGAAGGTGTTCTCGACGCTCCCGGAGAAGTTGCCGAGGGAGCCGGACAAATTGTCAAGGTTCAGTTTTCCCGTTGCGCAGGCATTGTAGATTGCCGCGCCTGCCTTACTTCCGAAAAGGTCATAGGCAGCCTGCAGCTTCTCTGTTTCAGAGCCGTTGCCCTTCATGGTAGCGGAGAAACCGGCAATCGCCTGATCCAGCGTCTTGCCGTCTTTCGTCGCGTTCTTCATTGCAGTCTTTAGGCCCATCATGGCTGCCGAGGTATCAAGACCGGACATCTCGACCATGCCCATGAAGCCTGCNGCCTGCTGTGAATTCAGCCCCAGCTCTTTAAGCTGNACNGCGTTTGTCTGCAGGGCGGAAGCCAGCGTATCCATGTCGATGCCGGTTGCCTGTCCGGTCGCGTTCATGGCATCCAGCAGATCGCCTGCGTCCGAGGCATCCTGTCCGAAGGCATTCAGTACGCCGGAGACATTATCCACGGAGGTGGAAACATCCGTATTGTTCAGGTCAGCAAACTTGATGAATTTCCCGGAGAGATCGTCCAGCGCCTGTCCGGTCAAGCCAAAACGTGTGTTGACTTCACCGACAGCGGCACCGGCGGTCTCAAAGTCGGTCGGGATTTCCGTTGCAAGGTCTTTGACGGTCTGGTTCATGTCTTCCAAGGTCTGACCGGTCGCGCCGGTTTTCTGCTCGACGATATCAAGACCGGAATCCACCTCGCTGAAAGCAGCCAGAGAGGCCGCGCCGACCGCCACAATCGGAGCCGTCACGTGTGTGGTCAGTCCTTCACCGACCTCGGAGATTTTGCCGCCAACCTCCTGCATCTTGCTGCCAGCCTGTTTCAGGGTAGCGGATACGCTAGTGTCAGTTTTCTTGCATTGCTGCTCCAGACCTTTAAGTTCCTGCTCGGTGGCGATGATCTCACGCTGCCATGCATCATACTGTTCCTGCGTGACGGAGCCGTTTTTCAGGCCCGCGTCCATCTGATCCTGCACGGATTTTAACTGCGTGAGTTTCTCTTTTGTCTCGCCGACTGCCTGTGACAGGAGTTTCTGTTTTTGCGAGAGCAGCTCGGAATTGGTAGGGTCAAGCTTTAACAGGCGGTTGACGTCCGTAAGCTGCGACTGTGTGTTTCGGATCTCTTTGTTGACGCCGGAGAGGGCTTTGGAAAGGCCGGTCGTATCGCCGCCGATTTCCACTGTGATTCCTTTGATTCTGTCAGCCATGCGATGACCTCCTTCCCTTGGTTAAAATTGATCCATCTGTTCCTGCGTTGCTTTTGCGGGCCAGTCGTAGCTGTCATTACTCATTTCCGAGTACATGTCATTGACTGTACCGATGGTGAGCAGGTCGAGCTCGGAAATAGAAAGCCCGATTTGCACACAGCGGAGCAGGAACAGTGGCGTCGTCATTTCGCGTTCAGTTTCATAAGGTTTTTTTTAGACTCGACCTCCGTCTCCACATTCAGCCCCCACAGCGAAATGATCTGCGGCAGGATTTCATAAATGGAGAAGGTATTGAACTCATCAAGCCATTCCTCCGGAGTGTCCGGGATATCCGGATTCTTATGCTTGGCCATAAGCCAGGCGATGTTCTCGAAAAGCTCCAGACTGAAGGTATCCAGATCCGATTCCTGCGGATTGGCTTCGTCGATGCCTTTCTGCAGCTGGTTCAGATCCTTGTA